AGCATGTTGCATCGCTTGAGCTCAAAGAACGTACTCAGTGTTTATGGCAACCCAGGTAGAATGAAGAAATTGAAGCATGAAAATGTTTGGTGTTGTATTCCAGTTGATGAACCTATTGATTGTATTAGCAGGTTCTGGGCAGACAATGTCAAAGACGCCAAGTTTTGTGAGCATAACAAGTTCAAATGCTCATGCATTAACCCTGATGCTTTCATTTGCATGTATAGGGCTCAAGAATGGACACCTGATGATGTCATACAAATGCTGGATAGGACAACCGATAAGGTTGGCATCATTGCTATTCGACACTTCTCAGACTTAGTGGGCTCACTCTGTAGAGGAGAGATAACATACACAAGAGATGAGTCTACTGTAAAAATGAGTGTAGCAGGTGATACCAAAACCTATGAGTTAGCTGATGGTGCATTTTGGTTCATGACAAATTATTACGATTCTGGGCAGAGCGCTTTCGCGTGGGAGCAGATTGACAGATTTGGTGATACCAGAGTGATACTTGTGAAGAAAGCCAAGGTCGGTTTGAAGGCCACTGCACAACCACCTATCATGGGACTACTTCAGTCAATTCACAAACCCGAGTTCTTTGGGCAGTTGAATTATGATTTAAGAGGTAATCTTGCTAAGGACCCTGCATTGCATACAGTCATAAGCACACTTAATCTTGAACAAGCTAAAGCTTTTAGCATTTACAACTGGATACTGTTTCATTATCAGACCACTGATAAGAAGATCTATGTACCTAAAGGCGTGGTCGATGAAGTGAGGCTATTCGTGGGCTTGAGGCCACGTGATAGTTCTCTATTCGCGTCAGCAGCTGAGAAAGCTAAGAAATCTTGTATTAGATTCAACATCCCAACTGAAATGATACCTGAGTCAGCAACAGCATGTGCAATCTTAGGTTTCTTTACGGATGTTGATACTGAAAAGCAGCTACTGATGCCTGCCCTATACGACCAGACACCTATCCGAGACCTGAATTCTTTGTTGACATTCCTCCCTAAATGGTACTTTCCCACAAAGACCGTAGCTAAAGCTGCACTTCACTTGATCCCTATTGTGGCGCTATTGATAACCATAGCCGTCACTTATTGGCAGAAACGTAATCTTAGGAAGCAGATTGATCACTCTAAGACCCTATTTACAACGGCAACCAAATCAGACGCAATTAGCGCGATTGGCGGTTTGTTGGAGGGCCTGCGATCTCTACTTCCTTGGCTCAAGAGTCAATATATGAATTGGATCAGCATTGGGACCAGACATGTCCTCAGATGGGCAAGTTATTCGTTTAGAATTAACACTAAAGCCTGCTTGTTGCATGCGCCTATTACGCGACAGGATGTGTGCATGGATGGACATCCACTGCCGAAAATGCACCCAACAGCTAAGGTTAGGCTACCACTGGATTATGTAGACTGTCAACCAAAACATGGAACCACTCAGTTTGGATTTGGGACCAACATCAGGATACCCGTAGTTGCCAGGAGCTGCGTGCATAACGAGCTCATTGCAGTCGTAGCTAGAGGCTGCTTAGATAGACCGGTACCTCAACCAGGTGTCTGGGAGGAAATGGTTACAGTACTGCAGGATATCCTACCACCAACCGAGAGCCGATATTACCGAAATGGCAGGTTACATGCACCACTTTTCAACATCTGGGTTGCGAGGTTTCCACCCAAGCGCAGGCAAGAGCTGATAAATGCCAAATCACAACTAGCAAATGGAATGCGTTGGTTAGATTTGGTTAAAGCATTCGTTAAGAGAGAGAAGCAGCTCAAGTCATACCCAGAATCCACCAACACCCAACATCTCGCTGTCGAGCAGTTTGCACCTCGAATAATATCAGGTCGAACACCAATGTTCCAGGTCGTCACAGGGCCAATAACATACTCTATGACGAAGCAGATAGCATGGATGTGGAACCAAGACGTATCCCACGGAGTAGAAATGGAACCGAATGATCCAAGACCACGTACTTGCATAATATACACCTCAGGTTTGAATGCTGAAGATTTAGGTTCGAGTTTTGAATTTCATCTAAGCAGGCTATCCAACATTGGGGAGATTATGTTCAAGGAAGAAGATCAAAGCAGGTTTGATGCTCATTGCGGTATTGAAGCAGTGGCGCTCATCTTGCTACCGTATAAGACTCACAATGCACCACCTAAGGCAATAGAACCATTAACAAGACTGGCCTTTACAAAAGGTGTCACTCAACATGGTATTCACTACAGTATCGAGGCTACTGTTAAATCGGGCGATGGAAATACTTCGTCTGGAGACTCAACAACGGTAGGTACTGCTAAGGAAGCACAAAGGAGAAAGGCCAGAATACCACAGGAACATATTGTAACATGGAACACTGGTGATGATGTCTTGTCCATATATCTAATGACGTACGATAAAGTCTACACACCAATTGTCGACGACCATTGGAGAGATCTTGGATTCAGTGCTAAAATCCACACATTCACAAGCGCATATGACGCAGAGTATTGTTCAGGCCGATTTTGGCCAACACAGGACGGGATAGTATTTGGTCCGAAACCTGGGCGAATATTATCCAAAACCTTCCACTCGATGATTGAATACAATGAACATATGGGTAGGAGATGGCTCTTAACTGTTGCGAAAGGTCTACACAGAGACACGCACTTCTTACCTATAGTGAGGACTGTCATTGAGATAACACTACAGCTCATGTCAGGCATGAAAGAAATAGTAATTCGAGAGGAGGAGAAAATACATGCTATGCGATTCCATGAGCCTTGTGTTGAGACGTACTTGATGTATGATCACTTGTACGGACTAAGTAAAACTATGTGTGATGAGGTTGAGGACTATTTACGTAAAGAGGTTAGGTCCTTACCGTGTACCGTCAACCATGAGTATATCAACATGATACTAGAAGTGGATTGCCCTGAGGATGATTTGCCTCGAAGGAGCGAAATCACTAAAGCCAGCATTCTATACAACAGCAATTCCGATATTTACTATATATTTGCTGCCGCATGTATCATGATGAATCCACATGGCGCGCCTGCATTACCATTTCTACTAGACCGTGATGCCTTCCAACACGACATCCTTGTACCGATAATTGAGGAGATGTTGAAAGCCCACAGCCCTCTGATTGCTTATGGATTGCCAGTTCTTGAACTATCCAGTTACTTAATAGCAAACCTAACCAGAGGTACTAACTTCAACCCTTGGCCTGCTTTCTGTGTGCACATATTCACCCACATGCTAGGTAAAAGTGCTAAGGCCTTAATAGCAAGGATAGCTTTCCACTCTTTATTTAACTCATTGATGACACACATGAAACACAGCGCCCCTAAGGCTAGCGCTTTGAATGGCTTCTTGCAAGCAATAATAGTGTATCATGCCTTGTGCTTTGTGTTGGAAGATGCCGTACCGGCGCTTTGGGGCATCACAACCCGTTTGTGGAACAAATTGATGCACGCCCTACGAGGAAACATGAACAATTACAAAGGTGAATTGCAAACTCTCTGTCAGAAGTGGGGGCTCAATGTACCCATTTATTCGGCTGACAGTTCTGGCACCCCTCACAACCCAGTGCACACGGTCAAATGTGTGGTCAACGGGAACGGTGTGTCAAGAGCTGTCACAACATCATCGACTACAATGAAGGCTGCAGAGCAATCAAGCGCGCAGCGGATGATTGAGTACATGACCAAGAACGAGAGTGAGTTCCGAGGTGGGAAGAAGATCGAGAAGGAAGATGATCTTCAACTGCTGATGCAGTCAATGTCACATGACTTCACTTATGATTCTCTCTATATTGATGCAGATAATGTCAAAGCCCCTCCACTGAGTGTTGAGCCGCAATTTATTGCACATGAAACATTCTTCGCAGGAGTGTGTACGTCATTGACACAATGGGAATCATACATTGACCATTGGTCACCGCATTTTGGGGACGTGTCTGAAAAGATTGTGGAATCAACACCTGATGCGGCCGACAATGCAATGGTCAAGCACATGAGCCAGAACCTCAAGAAGTCTATGGCACTACTCACCAGGGATCAAAAATTCATCAAGCAAGCATTAGCTGTTGCAATCAGTTCATTGACTGTGGCGTCGACTTTGCCTGAATTACCAGCATTGTCCGTGCAGAAAATGCAACTTGTATTAAATACTGACACGATAGTCATATTAAACAGATTGTTTGCTAAGTACTCTGGAGTTGAGAACAAACCTCGATCAACCCAGACGATGTTCAAAAGCTTTATTTAAAGCATTCTATATGGCGAACCCCTTGTGAACGGGCAAGGAATATGGGCTCACAACCACGCCAAAGTCAAAGGGGATGTATTTAGTGACATCTGGGTTACTTCTCATGGAGCAAGTTATTGCAGCAGCAGTACCCGCATTAGCAAACGCAGCACTTAAGAAAGGTGATCAAATTGTGCGCAAATTGACTAAGTCACAAGCAAAGAAGAGAGAGAGAGCTAGAATTCATAGGATTAATGGAACGAATAAACGAAACGCAGAGGTTAACGCCTCAGCATCCGTTAAACCAAAACCACCTGCAGTACCACCTAAGCAGAAGTTTAAAATGGCTAATCGTGTTCCAGTCGATATACCATCTCGCCGTGTTTTTAATACACCTAATGTACACTTCCAGCATAAATATACAAAGCGTGGGAACATCGATGTTATGGTTATTGAAGGATGCGATTTTTATGGTTCCATTGGTGGCAACGTGGGGCAATACGGAGAGCTATACAATCTAC